TTTATATGAACGAAGAATTGATCCATCACGATCTAATTGATGTACAAATGCATCTTTATGATATGCATCTGGATCAGTTAATCCTGTGGCATCATCTAACTTGTTAATAACATTCATCCATTTTTCCATTGCTGAACGAATTACAAAGTCAGAGTCGTTAATAACTGTAATAGTCCATGTTTCGAATGTTCTATCACCTGCTACTTTTAAAATACGACCTCTAAATGGTATTTCGACTGGAGCTATGGTTGATGCTGGTAGTGCTGCTGCTTTTACTAGAAATCTTGCTTTCTGTAAAACATCGTTATTGATTGCAACTGCATCTGGAAATGCTAACTCTACCTCAAAGAGATTCGGTCTAGCACCTCCACCAGTTAATTTGCTTTTGAAATCACTAATCTTCCTGAGAGGAATAGTGTTAATTTGTTGACGGGATGGCATAATTGAAAACCTCTACTTTATTAAACGGAACCGATCACTTCTTCAAATGATACGCCAGTTCTTGTGGCGATGAATGTAAGACCAATGAAGTTAATTGACCTTGCAGGTTTAACAAAGATGTCTGCTATAAATTCATTGTTATCTATAACAGCAGCAGTGTTATTTGTTTCATCGCAAATAACGACATAATCTTGAATACCTCTCTTAGACTGAACGTCACGTAAGAAAGGTTCAACAATGTTCACAAAGTTTGCCCTTGTGATTTCATCGTTAAATTCAAATAATTGATCTTTTGCCGCAGCAGAGATTCCATCCTCAAGATAGATGAATAATCTACGTACATTAATACGATCAAATGCGGATGCTTTTGCAAATCCAGTTTTATCACCGAATAATACAATTCCTGCACCAGGTGAGAAGATAACTGGGTTTATTCTATTTGAATAAAGTTTATCTCTCTGCAATCTTGTAGGATTGTATGGTAACTTAACTGCATTTAGAATTGCACCTCTGTCTGTACCCGCTGGTGAGAACCAAGGGAAGTCATTAATGTCAGTTCTAGCACATGCTCCAGCAATGTCTCCATTGAGTGGAATGTATCTGAAGGTATTATTAAACCTATCATACATGTATTTGTAGCCGCTGTCAAATACTGCGAAGGTAGTTGAACTTATTGTGTCATAAAACTCAACAACATTGTCAGTTATTGCTGAATCACTATAAACTGTAACTGCAGTTTGATCAGATGTATCTGATAGAATACGATCTCTTGATGGTGAGATAAATGCAACTGCATCCTTTCTCAACTCAGCAACAGTGATTAATTTTTCAGCGAGTGCTCTTGTGGAATCCTGACCATACTTACCAGAACCCATTAATAAGAAGTCTACATCAACTGTGGTGTCATTTTCAAATTGACCATAACCGCTAATTAGATCATCTAACCCAGAGTCTAATGCACCAGTTGTTGTTAGGTCAGTCTTACCACCGTAATTCAAACCACCTGCTAACACTAAGTCTTTTTTACCTGCACTGTTGAAAATAATACCTTCAGCATCTTGATCCCATCCTCCATCACCAAATGTTGTTGCTGTGGTGGCAGGTTCAAATCCAGTTGCAACGGTGCCAATACCTGCACCTGTTCCTCCAAAGATATATTCTGAATTATTATAAAGGTATTTTCTCCAGTATGATGGTGAACCAACTGAGAACTCAGCATCTTTTGCCTTAGAAAGACTTAAATGTTTCTCTAATATAGTTCCTGCATTACCTGTGACTGTTCCTTTTGCATCAATCACAACTACGTGAACTTCGTCAAAACGACTACCTCTTGCAGCAGCGTAATTTGATGTACCTGGTTTGTCAGCAACTGTATTCCACTTTACTGTACTTAAAGTAGTTGTACCACCAGAAGTAGCAGTTGAAATCGCAAGTGTTTGTTGATCAAACCAATCTTGAACAGATATGTTATTTACTGTTGTACCTATACTTACTGCTGCACTTAATGTATTAATACCTACAAAAGTTAAACCACCCTCACTAGAACCTGCACCAGTTGACGCTCTAAATTTAAATGTACTGTCAAAGTCTTTTGCAAACTCAGTACCTGCTGCTGATACATGACTTAGGAATTTAACTTCTACGTTAGTTGAATTAACTTTAGTTACGATTCCTTTAAAATGTCCATCAAGGTATTCAGTTAAACCTGCACCAACTTGTTGTATAGTTAAACTTGGAACTTTTTGTGTAACTGCTGCACCAACTCTTACTGTTGTTGTACCTGCTCCACTAATTGAAGCGTTAAATGCAGCAACATCAAAGTTTAACAATTGATCTGCCTTGGCATCAATAATTGCAACTCGAATATCATTTGTCCAAGTTCCTGGATTTCTACCAACAACGTCTACATCTGATATTGCGTTTTCATCATATCCCAATTCCTTATAATGATCTGTACTCTTAATCTTTACGTTTGATGCGGTGCCAGAAAATCCATTCTTTAAACCACTATCATCTGCTCTGATGACGCTTAATACACCACCATATGATAAGTAAGAAGATCCTACCATCCAAGTTTCATAGTGTTTGTCTGTTTCGAATGGTCTTCCAAACTGATCAACATATTCATTTTCACCAGTAATCGTTACAGGATCACCAACAGGTCCTTTCTCAAATGGTCCTACTATACCACCAATTTTACCTGTTGATCCATCGATTCTTCCAATGGTTAAATCGACTTCCCTTACGAGAATACCAGGAGATGCTAAATTTAATGCCATCCCTTACTCCGTCCAATGTTTGTTCTGAAAATATTTATTCAAAAGGGTATTTTCAATGGGGAAACAATGCACGAACTACCAATCAGGGTACTGCCAAAGATTATTTGCCTTCTTTGATTTGATTCTTGTTTTTGTACACTCTTTACATTCATATGAATATGAAGATAATAATGTTCTATTTTTTCTTGTTACATAGAAATCGGTTGTTAAATTTTTCACAACTCCACATATACGACATTTCCTCTCAGTAAATAAGAGATGCTCTAATTTAAACTGATCATCTAGATCCACTACATATAATCCCACATATATGAACGATCTCCATATTCATCCGCATACCACCTCTCTCCATCTTTATCAATAAATGATTCATCATCTAAACCTGTTTGAATAAAACCAAAAGGTGCCATATCTTGTTCAATTTGATTCTTTTGCTCTTCATATATTCTTTTTCTGATATCATTATCAGTCATTTCTTTAAAATAATCTTGTGCAACTAACCATGCAAACAATACAAGACACATTGCTAAATCATCATTACATCCCTCTTCTGCTTCAAATGAGTTATGTTTTTGTGAAAATGTGGTGAGTTCTGAAATAATTTCATAATCACAAGTAATTAATTTATCATCCTCTAACATTGTTTTAAGGTTACTACATCCCAATTTTTTTACCGCTGCTGTTGTTCTTACACCCAATTGTGTTTTCTTTCCTGAAAATCCTTGTCCTACAACTTGACCTGCTCTTCCTCTCATAGATGCCATAAGTAAATTTTCATACTCTAAGTCATATTGAAGAATACTTGCAACCTGATCTCCAATATCATTTACCTCAACTAATAAGTATGAATTATTATATCCTTTCGCTACATCAAGTATCACATTTGGAAAAAGCATCGGTTTTACTTCATTGTTTCGATACTTTGCCACAACTTTATAAGGAAACTGTGTCACATCAAAAACAATAAATGCCGAATAATCATTTCCCATACCCCTTGCAACATCCACAGTGATGATATAATTACGATCTTTAATTGGATTTTCGTAGATATCTAATCCCGCATTTTTTTTAATTGGGGAGTCATATATCATATTTCTTAGTTTCGCAGGAGATATTAATGTATTAACTGATCCTAAGAATTCGCATTCAAACTCAACTTTAAACTGTTGTTCTGATGTGTTTGCAATTGTTTGTTCTCTCCAAACTTCATCACGACCAGGTACTTCTGACCAATGAACATCAGTTGGGATATAATCACTCTTTCCCTTTTCTGCATCGTGCCACATACGATAAAAATGATTCATACCACGAGGAGTAGAAACAATAATTACTTTTGTTTGTGTACCAGAAGAAATTGTAGGATAAACAGATGCAAAGAAGTCATCAGCAACATGATTCGGAACAAAAGCAAATTCATCCAAGAATAAAATGTTGAATGACATACCTCGAACAGCGGATGCAGATGTAGATGCTGCTAATATCTTTGATCCGTTTTCTAATTCTAATGAACCTTTATTCCAAGCAATAATACCTTGTTGCATCCATTTCGGTAAATTTTCATATGCAGTCTGCAATCTTCCAAGCAAATCCATTGCAATTTTTGCCTTGTTTGCAAGAATACCGATATTAACATTATCATTAAACACTGCATAATGAAGTAAATAAGATACCACAGTCGTTGACTTACCAGTCTGACGAGGCATCTTACATATATTAAATCTATTTGTATGAAAATTCTTAACTAATTTTTCTTGGAAAGGGTATAGATTAAATGGAACTAATCCCTCATCAAGAGAAACAATTTTGATATATTTTTTTGCAAAGTAAACAGGATCATTCTTACACTTCATAAACTCAAGAATATTCTCCTCAGAAAATTCAATCGGTGTATTTGCTTTTTTTAAATTAGGATTACCAAGGTATACATTATCAACCATAATCTATTCTTCTTTATTATCTAAGTAATCAGCAACACCATCTAAGTAATCTGTTGCCTTTGTTATTTTAGATTGAACCCACGCTTTGATATTACCTTCACCCTTTTTGACTTTTTTATGTATTCTATTCGCAGATTTTTTCGTTGTCTTCATTTGACTTCGAATCATCTCATACTCATGATCCTCATCATTTTTTTCTACAATTTTATTACCATTCCAAACTCCATTTGAATCAAGAGTTGGTTTCATATTCTCACCACTTATTATATCAATGATAGTTGCATACAAATCACCATTCGCAGTTTTTATCTCTACATTTTCTCCTACTCCGCCCCCGCCTGAGCCATTACCACCACCATTACCACCAGAGCTACCGTTACCATTTCCATTACCATTCCCACCGTTCCCATTTCCGTTAGAACTTCCGTTAGATTTGCCATTACCATTTTTTTCGTCGTCTCTCCTGAGATAACCACCATAACCGACTCGATATCCCATAGGAATCTTCTTACACTTCTTATCAGTGTTACAATAATAGTAGCCTTGTTTACATTTCTTCATATTATTTAGCTTCGTTAGACTCGTTATTATTTAGAAAACCCTTTTTGAGCATCTTCGATAACTCAGATGTTGATCCTACAAATAAAGCATTATTCGTGACACTGTTTGGACTTTTGGGTGAATCTTCATCTAATTCTTTAACTTTCTTCTGTAAGTCAACTAACTTATCAGTCGTATCTGCAACCGATTTAATTAATTGTCCTGCAACTTCATATGCTCTTGGACTTGCACTTTCACCAGCAAGTTCCATTATACCATTGATTGCTTCTTGTCCTTTTTCAATTAATGAATATAATTGACCTCTTGTATATGAATAATCTTTTTCTACATCTTCAACTTTCTGCAACTGACCCTTATCAACAGGAGTTGCATCTATATTTACTATTTCGTTTTCAGAGTTTTGATTATTCATAATTAAACATCTTTTTGTTGCGTAGGACTATAAGTCTTACCATCAGAGAAGAATGAAGTAGTTTCACTAAATCCAAAGTCATCATCTGGACCTGCAGTTGTAGGATCTGGTTCAACAGTGTATCTCATTTCACGTTTTGCAGTTCTTGTATCTGTATTAGCAGCAATATCAACTTGAACCTTTTTGATGAGACCTGATGATGATGATGGTACAGGTCCGAACAAGTAAGTCTTTGCTGTAAATCCTAATGTATATATTAATGCCCTTCTTGTTGCAAAATCTCCTTCATAATCATCTTGAAAATTCATTGAGTCTAATATGATTGGTATATCTCTTTTTTCACCAATTGCACTTACTAAATCAATCGTTAAATTAAAAGATGGTTGAAAGAATGGTAATATCTGCTCTACAATCTGTAATGCATCATCATTTAATTTTGCAAGAACATTTAGTTCAAAACCAATATTATATGGCACAGGCATAAAAACTTTTTTCAAATTAGTGCCATCAGATGCTTTAAATGTTTGCGTAACACCAAGTTTTCTTGCCGAATCATATTGTATCGATGTCATCTCAAATGACATTCTTGGTAATGTAATTGCAACAGGTTTATTTAAATCTGCTTGTTGTTCTAATCTTGAAAGAAATTTTTGAGAAGGACCATATGCCAATGGCACTTTCATTTCACTGAAAGTATTACCATCAGACCCATCGTGTCGAATGTTTATATCATTAAACAAAGTTCCAAACGATATGATCGTCTTTCTTATAATCTCATGATAGTAATAAGTTCCTAACATTAAAATGTACCAAATGGATTGCCTTCTGAAAAATCGATTATATCGTCTGCTGCGGTCTCAATTTCAGTTCCCTTATCATATTTATCATTAAAACCATCAGATATGATTCTATCAATAGCATATCTAGCATTTGAATCTGTTCCAATTCCAACTTCACCAGGTATAAAGTCTTTGTTTGTTGTTCCCAAATTAAGAATTTTATCATCCAAATCCCATTTTTTAACTCTTCCTTGTGCCCCAGATATTGAACCAACCACGAGTTCACCAAAGGTATATGTTCCAATACCAGTTATAATCGCTGGATCGGATATTGTGATAAGAGGATTTGAGGTGTAACCAATACCAGCATCCGAAATTAACACTCTAGAGATATTGTTATTTTCAGCATCAACTTGTACAACACCTGTTGCAGTTCCAACACCAGATGGTGGTTCCGCGATTGTGATAGTTGGTGATGAAGTAGATGTATACCCATCTCCATTATCAGATATTGAAATAGATCCGATACCTGCAGAATTGGTTACAAGAATAGAAGTTGCTGCAGCACCGACTCCAAATGTTGTAGACCCTATACCTGTAATTGTTGACACTACACTTACTATATTAATAGTTGGTGCGACTGTATATCCAGATCCTGGATTTACCATTAAAATTTCCTTAACAGAAACTACATCACCAACAGATGTGGTAATCGCTACAGCAGTTGCACTAACACCACCAGCAGGGGCAGCAGTTATGTTTACAGTTGGAATTTTACTGTAACCGAAACCATCATTTGTGAGTTCAATTTTTCTTACATAACCAGTGACTGTACTTACACCTAAACTTGCTGTCTTACCAACTGATACCATTGATAAACTTGTAATATAACCAAACTCGGAGGTTGAGTCATCAATATCCTCTGTAAGATTTTCAATTGCATCACCTGATATATTACTGAGTTCATCTTCAAGTTCGAATAGTTCACACTTCAGTTGATAAACATAATTCTTTCCTAACTGATAGAAAGGTTGCTCATGTTCTACAAATTTAATTTCAAATATTCTTTGCCCTAATGGAAAAAATATTAAATCCCCTTCACAAGGTCTTGTCGCAACTTCTCTTTCACTTGCTGGCATATCTGCCAAAAATGAACTTATAAAATCTTCAAATCTCTCTTTTGATATTGTAACTGTTAATTCATCTTTTAAACTCATTCCAAATTTAGTCATGATATCACCAGCACCGGTGTATCCCTCATAAGTGTTTACATATGCTTCAATTGCATAATTATCATTGAATGTAGATGACTGAACTTCTGTTAAAATTTCATCCTTAGATAATATTTTTCTTGGTAGATAAATTACTTCTACACCATAAATTTGCAACTGTTCATTAATTAAACTCTGAACAAGTCTTTGCTCGCTAGGTGATCCTTGTAGAAAAAAGGGATTTAATGCCATGTGTCATCAACCAATAAAATCAAGAGGTGGTGTTTCATATTCA